AACAGATTCTCCAAACCAAACATCTGAACCAACATTGATATCACCTTTTGTTTGAACCTTTGGTAAAATTGGAAAGTTATTAAAGATTTGATTTCTCTCACCCAAATTACCAAAAGCATAATTTGTACAAGCTTTTGGATTGTGTGCTACACCCTCAGATGGAAAAAATCTACAGCCAAGTCCTATTCCAGTAAAAGCACCAATGTGTACAACAGGTGTTGTTGGATCGGCATAAGAATGAAACTGTCTTACTGTTGTTGTGTATGTGTCAGTTCCATAAGTATATTTACCTACTGATTTAATCATTTCAACCACCTCTTATTTTCTAGTGTCCATAATGTCATTTCTTTAATACGTTCACTCAATTTAATCTTTGGTTCCCAACCAAGTGACTTCAATAAACCACCATCAAGTGCATATCGTAAATCGTGGCCAGGTCGACTGCCATGGAAGTCAACCATTTCATACACAAGTTCTTTACCTTGTGATTCAGCAATCATCTTAGCTAAAGTTAAGTTATCGATTTCTTCTGTACCAACAAGGTTGAATTTAGGACAATGAGCCCATCCATAATCACCAGTATGTTTGTAATCTTTAGGTAAATTATTAAGTATGAACATTAGACCTTCTGCCACATCTTTGGCATGAATGTACATACGAGTACCTGCCTCGGTACAATCAGCATTAGCATGAATATACACTTTCTCACCATCACGAGCACGCTGAATACACATTGGAATAAACTTCTCTGGATGTTGGCGTTCACCAAATACATTCATTGTGTGAGTTACAACAATAGGCATCTTATAAGTATTTTCATAGGCAACACAGAATTCTTCTGCTGCAGCCTTACTTGCTGAATATGGATTTGTGGAATTATATCGGTCATATTCTTTGTATGAAACACCAGGAGGTGCCACACCAAAGATTTCATCTGTTGAGAAATATACAAATCGTTCTAAGTTGGGTAGATGCTTACGAGCATACTCAAGCATATTGACTGTACCAACAGTATTATCTTGTACGAATTCTAGGGGATATTCAATGCTTCGGTCTACATGACTACCAGCAGCCAAATGTAAAACAATATCAACAGGACCAATGTCCTTAATAATCATTTCGTTGAGTTCTGCTTTGAGGTCATGAAATACAATACGCATGCGCTTGCTGACTTTGGCTGGATCGTGGTCTCGCAACATATCATGTAAACGATTTAAGTTACCTGAAATATCCAAACGATCTAAACAAATAATGTTCCAATCAGTTTCATCTAACATCTTATTAATAACATGGTGAGCAATAAACCCTGCGCCACCGGTAATCAATACATTCTTACTCATAATTTAACTCCATAATGTTCGGCGATACCACTCTTGCCATGAAAACCTAAACTTTTACCCAACCAATTAGAACCATAATCATATTCAATACTAAATCTATCAGCAATCTCTACTGGTGCAAATTTAATACCGTACTGATGTTCTAATACACCTCTATGTATCTTACAAATAATATTGTCCTCAGGAATCCATTTCTCGCCAGCCTCATTGATGACATAACAAGCAACATCATTTATATGTTGTGGATAATCACTTGTAAGATTCTTAATTTTCATATCAATAAAAGCATCATATAACTTTTTTGACCTTAAACAGAATCCACCATTACCAACTATACCATCACCCCAGCGAGCACCAATATAATCATAATTTAGAAATTCTGGAGTCCATGCTTCAGGATTAACAGCAAAGCCATCAGCATGAATAATCAAATTATATTCTTCGATACAAACTTCAGGACATAACTTCAATGTAACATAACTATAATCGTTATTATACTCTTTTATTTTTGGTATAACAACCCAAGTTACAGTCACACCAACATCTTCTGGAATATCAATGTCAGAAAACCAATAAACCTTGGTAACTTTATCACCAAGTGTTTTAATCGTTCTCTTTACTGCTTCAATTGTAGGTGTATAGTATAATGTATCAATACAAGTGATGCTTATTGCCATGTTGATCCTTCACAATCTAACCAATAAGTTGACATTTTACCTTTGCCTTGTAGAAGATGAAATGGTAAAGTATGAATTAGACCTCTACTGGAACCATAGTATAACAATTCTTTAGGTCCTTTGTCAAGCGCCCATGCAAAATGGCTCGAACCAGTATCACCACCAACAAAAATTTCAGCTGTGGTAATATGATAATAATTCTGCACAAAGTTGGTAGAATACCGCCAGCCTTCAAACGGACATGATTCAGTAGGTTCACCTTTCTTACAGATTATTTTTTCGTAATCTTTATATTCTTCGGTGCTAAATTTTTCAATCAAATGTGGTAATAAATTTATTGGCCAGTTCCTCCATAAATTATATGGTGCGTCAAAGAGTGGAAAAATTGTGATTTTCTTTTCAGTTATTGCATCATTTGATATCTTAACCAAGTCACCGGAGATATCTCTAAAATCCCAAACATTAACTCTTTTCCAAGGTAAAGTTTCGGTACCTTCTTCTTTAGAAAAATAGTTAGTCATCTTCAACATTATCTCATAGAATGTTTGACAATGTGTGTCAGAGCTAACATTACCTGGTTTTAAATGAAATTGAATTGTTGGATTGTTATTGATTTTTCTTAGATGTTCTACAACATTAGCAACACCAATCATATCACCATTGCGAACAGTACCAAAGGTACCAGGTTCAATATTAATAATTGTAGTCATGTAATTTATTTCCATCCATAGAAGCAAAATGATGAACTGAATTAGGAGGTAGTTCCAACATTTCATCATATGTTGAATAACCATGGATTTGGTCTGCCAATCCTTTATCTCGAATTGAACCTAACCATGCTCTCTCCACAGCACTTTCACATCTCCATATTTCACTCATCGAAAATGTATCTTTAACAAATTGAATGTCTGCAAAGAAACACAATGTTCCAATGCCATAATCATCTTGTAGTGTTACAACTTTTTTATTCAATGCTTCAAACTTTTGAATTAATTTTGGATAATCTAAATTCGGATGTTGGTCGTAACAAAGTTTCAATACATTCTTAAAACCATATCTACTTAATACATTTAATCCGTTTTGAATTGCTGACATTTCAGCAACACCATGATTTGGTCTATTAGGTACTCCGTCAATCTGCCAACGATTATCAGAATCATAGATAAATGAATGACACATATTTTGAGTTTCTTCATCTAATGTTGAATGTGCTGACAAACAAATATAATAACCAGATTCTTTTAAATACTTCATCAATGTTTTGGTCATCATTCGTTTACGCATTACTGCTTCATTATCACCACAACTATGATATACAGGATCGTTACCACCAGTATAAGCAGTAATAAGAATTGCTGTGTCTTTGGATACTAGGTTCATTTTAATAAACTTTCTAATTTAGAAGCATGAACTAATTCTGCAAGTGCGCCTTGATAAAAATGTTTCTCAAACACTTGTTGAATATTCTTACCATTGTCCCATGATACATCGTTATCACCAACTCTAAATTCTGGTTTCCAATCTTCTGCTTTCCATACACAATACAAAGGAATATCACACAGGTCAGCCAACATACCAATACCAGTAAAATTTGTAATAAAAGGTTTCTTTAGATTTTTGAGAATGTAAGCATTTTCCAACATTGGTCTATCATAATCAATAAACTCACAATCTTTTAAATGTGCTAGTATATGAGTTTCTCTACGGTCATCAATGTCACCTATCGCCCATCTATCACCAACATAATAAATGTCTTTAACTTCAATATCATATTTTGGAGTTTCTACTGTGAAATCATCATCAACATCAAACTTCATTGTATAATTATCTTTCATATAATTTTCATAACGACAAGTTTCAGTTGGTCTATATCGATCATTTTTATCTTCACGAATTGGCCAAGAACTCATTTGAATCAATTCACCATACATGAATACATCGTCATCAAAATTAACTTCAGTAAATAAGTCCTGATACATTAAGAATTCTTTAATGCCTTTGAACTTACGCATTTCTTTTTTAATTGTTAATTCAAATTTACCATAAGTCTTACTAATACCAGACATTACTGGTAAACCATTTAGAAAGTCGCCAAGGTTGGCAGTTCCACTAAGATATATTCTCATTGTATTCCTTAAAAGCAATAAACCAATCATTAGGTAAAATTGGATGTAGTTCAAAAGATTCTGGTTGTTGTAGATATGACATCAACAATAAAGTCTGGTCATCATCAATTAAGTCATTTTTAATTAATTCTCTAAAGCTACTATCAACTAATCGTTCAAGTTCAGGCCACATCTTTTGACTTGCAACAATCATGGGACCTGTAACATGAACATCGTTGTTTGCAATGATATCGGTTAAACTGGTACCATCATATTCTTTGATGTTGAACAGATGAATCTTTTCTTTATCAAAAGGATATTGCCACAAAGTTACATCATTCAATGTGGAAGGTTCACGGCAATAACCAAAATCTAACCATGCGACCAAATCAGTTTCAGCAGTACCAGAACCAATTGCATGATTCACAAAATGAGATTTCAATAGATTGACCAGAACATAGTCAGCTGACCAATATTCTGGATTCTTAATTTGACTTGGATTAATTTTTGCAAGATAGTCTGGATTGTTTTGAATCTTACGAATTGAACTTCTATATTCATCAAATTGATCCTCAAAATCAACAGTTATAACAACGGTCTTATGTTCTTTATTTTTTCGGATGTCCCAAACTTTTTCGGCTAAATCTTCTGATGTATATACAATAATAGTATTATCAAGTTTGGCCATATTGGCAAACCTGTCAAAATAAGTATCTGTTGTTCTTTGTAGATAATGTGGTAGACCTTTCTGTGGAGTCCAATCACCACGGCCAATATCAAAGAATGCTGTTACAATGCTAATTTCATTCATATTAAACTCTATAGTATTCAATTTAATTTTTTCCAAAAAGCATAATCTGGCCATGGCCTAAGAGGATCGTATTGTATTTCTTCTGTTATGTTATGTTCAGCTCGATAGTCGTTAATTGCATCTTTACAGGCTTGTAATCCCCAATCATCAATCATAATATAACCACCAACAGATAATTTGGGATACAAATTAACAAGACCATCCATTGTGGATTCATACATATCACCATCTAATCTGAGAATCGACAACTTCTCAATAGGAGCTGTAGGTAGAGTTTCACTAAAAAATCCTTTTAAGAATTTAACTTGTTCATTTAATAAATCAAATTTCTTAAAGTTTTCTTTTACAGAATCTAAAGAAATAGCAAGTTGGTCACTAAGTGTATAATGCACATCACCAGCATCTTTAGGATATTTTTCAGCATTTGGTTTAGGAAGTCCTTCAAATGAATCAGCAACCCATACTGTTTTGTCTTTTATTGAATAGTGCTTGAGTATTGCATTCATGAAAATACAAGAACCTCCACGCCAAACACCAGTTTCAATAAAATCACCAGGAATTTTATTCTCAATAACATCTTCACACAGTTTGCGTAAATGATTCATTTTGTTTATGCCAATCATCGTAAATGCTGTTGCTGGATAATCACCACCACCAAAACGCCTTTCTTCGTCATAAATTCCTACTGTTGGATAAGATGTTGATACATCTTTCCAAGCTGCACCTGTTATTAAATCTGTTAAAGTATTGAAGTGTACATCTCTGTAATTAAATTCCATTATTTTCTCGTTTCTTATAAATTATTAAACTCTATAGATAAAGTATTCTGCTGGATCTTCTTGGCCAAATTTCTTTTGGACAAACGTTTTAATTTCTGGTACTCTATCATACTGATGTACAATAGGAAAAATATGTCCTGTGACATCTTTTAGTAAACCATTTTCCCATACAGGCTCAGCAAAGAGCAGATTAGGCCTAAAGCTGGCAATCTTTGATGGATCCATGATAGTACCCAATTCAGCAGCCCATTGGATTGTTTTAGTTGCAATATCTTTGAATGGTTGTGTATTGATTAATACATTGAATACAGCTTGGTCGCAAATAGGAATTGGTCGGTTGATTCCGTTAGTGAAGATATGAAACACCATATCTTTTACATACTCAGATTGGCCACCGAATGTTCCAACATTAAAGATTTCATTATCTTTAAATTGATCATAAACATATTGGCCGTAAGCTTGATATAAGTTTTCATTACCCCAAGATTCATCTTTATATTTTAAACCTTCAGAAGCAATAACCAATTTACGATTAACAAGGAATTTGAATGGATCTGTTTGGAAGTAAACATCTTTGACATCTGTTGTAATAACATAGTCATATTTTTGCCAATGCTGTACCAAGTAATTGTGTATTGATAAGAATCGTAACACATGAATTGGTACATTTTGAACCTCTAACATAGGAACAATAATGACACCTTGTGATTCTAACCAATTTAGGGTTTCATCAGATGCGTTGCCATAAACTAAAACAACATCACAATCATTATCATCACCCGAATGAACCTTTGCTGATAATACCCAAGGTCTTAACTGGTTAGCGTTATAGTTTGTGAACCCACCGATGATGAGATTTTTTGCCATGGGAAAACTCCATTATATTTTTTATTCATTACTGCATTTCCATTGATAAAAAATTCAGCATTTACTGAACCTTTACCGCCATCAACACGATAGTTCACGGTGTATTCACCTGTACAATCGAATTTATTAAAGTGTTGAGCAATAGTTGCTAGAAACACTCTATCTTGTCCCCAACCACCATGCCAAACGCTTGCTAATTTTACACCAATTTCTGTTTTAAGGCAATATGAATTGGTGTCAACATGATTAACTCCATGATAAGTTTGCCATTTACCCAACGATTCGCAATCATCGTGGCAAACAAATGTACCATCTTTTTTATAGATATCTCTTAGTGAGTAACACCAATATCCATTTTTTGATTTGATTGTATTGATACAAGATTCGACATGATTAGGTTTCAACCAATTATCTTGGTCGAGATATAATACATATTCGGTATCAACAAGGTGTGTGAATGCTGCATAGACACGGTGGCCGTAAAATCCATTGGCACCAACATTGATTGGTAGATTACAGAGTTTTATTCTACGGTAATTTGGATGTTTCTCGACCCATCTCATCATATTCTTTACAGTATAACTAAAATCAGGACCATCACATACAATATAACACTTGGTGTCATATGTTTGGTCTAATACAGATTTAATAGCTTCAACAACTTCTGGTGAACCAGTAGTTGGTATAATCACAGTTGCGGTCATAATTAATCTCTAGTCAGTTTTAATATCTTCTCTATTTGTTTTTCTATAACAGGTTTTCTATTAGGCCAATATATATATTCTTTATCTCCAGTTGAATGTAACTTAGTGAGAAAAGGTACAATCATCTTCTCTAGTTCAGTTAATCTGGCTTTATAATCATCAGCAGTTTGTGCTGTCTTATTAACGACTGAATTGTATTCTGCTTCAGATACGGCAGAGAATCCAAAGTCATCCTCGATGTCAAATTCTTGTGCTAGTTTATCGAAATCTATTAGTGCCATTTTATCTTATAATTTGAATGTCTTTACCTGAAGTCCAGATTTCTAATTCTGTCCTCAATCTACCCTCAGTTTTAAGGGTTTCGTATCTATTTATAGCTTTACTCCGCCACCAAGCAATAATATTACTTAACTTATGTTTGTCGTAATTTTCACCAGGTAAAAGTTCATCAGTTTTACAGTTCATATAATCTACTGTATTCTTAAATCCGTAATCAGAAGTATAATATCTTTTCTTTTCTGTCAACTTTTTAGCGTTCTCAATCGTTATGTTGAAAGCATTACCTTCGGTTGTTCCTTTTAGAGCGGCTTTTGTTAAGGCAATAATCTTGGTAAATGTTCTTAACTTTCTACTTGTGGTCGATGTGTCACCTGCCAACAAATCTCCAGTAATATTCTCCACATAGTTCTTCAAGTCATGGTATCTTTGACCGTGCATCATTGGCACAATATCAGATTCAGTCAAACCTTTAAAACGAATATAGGGTTTCATGCCATCATATTGTGATACGTTCTTTGTTGTACCATACAAACTGGTGGTTTCAAATAGGCAAAGATTCATACCATATTTCTTATTACAGATTTCTCTTACTTCGTGACTGGTACAAATAGCAGATAGAAGTTTACCACCAAGATAGTTAAATCCAAATGGTTGAGATGGTACAATTACGAAACCCATGGCACAAGAAGCATTGAATCGTTTGGCAGTATCTTCATTTTGAATCCAAACTTGTCCTAGGTAGTCATTACGAGGTTTCATATAGATGACTGGTGAACCTAAACGAATGAATCCTAGAATCTTTCCTGAGTTTCTTTCTTTGACTGCCAATTGTATATTCTTACCAACTGGAGATTTATTAATGTGTGAACTGGTAATGGCAAGTAATGATTCCCAAGTTTCATTTGGTATTTCACATACTTGAATATCCATGTCATTTGGGTGCATGGAGAAATCAGAAAACAAATCATCTTCAATAGGAAACAAAGAAGATGGCATATTAGCCACATTCTTTAACTTCTCATCACGCATGTATTCTTCGGTACTACCGATATTACTAAAGTAATCATCAAACACTTTGGCACAATGTAGTGCTTGGTCTCTAGTCAATATCATACCTTGAAGCCTTCAAATGACTTCTTCTCATGTTTAATTTTATTATGAGCACCGACATGGCCAGCATCAGCAAGGCCTTGTTGAGCAGATTGCTCCACATCATATAGTTTCATTTTGGCTCTATCAACACCAATAGTAAATCGTTTATAGTATGTTGGGTCGTTATAACGATTCTTTAATTGCTTCACCATCATCTGTCCCATTTCTTCCAAATCTTCAGAAGAAATCAAAGCAAACATCAAGTCTGCGGTGGCTGGGAGTCCGAACGATTCACTGGTGTCCTCAAGACCTGGATCGCTACTTGTAAATCCTGAGCGAGTAGTCTGCGTGGCAGAAACCACAGGAACATTATGCTCAACTGCAAGACCTCTAAGTTCTTCTGCAATCGATTTAACATAGGTATAGGAATTAATATTTGCACCGGCTTTAATACGAGAAGAGCAACATATGTTAAGATAATCAACAAAGATAATATCGGGTACAAAACTACGTTTAAGATTAAGTTCATTTAATAAAGTCCTAAAGTGTGTTACAGAAGCCGAAGCGGTTGGATATTCTTTGATGATAAGTTTGCCAGTACACTTCTCACGGACACGAGCAACCTTCTTGTCATACATATCTTTTGGTAAATCAATGAGGTCATCTAAGGTTACATTGAGAAGATTCGCATCAATTCGTTCTGCAATCTTTTCTTCTGCCATCTCCAATGTGATATACAATACATTCTTGCCTTGAACCATGGCGCCCGCAGCGACATGACACATGAATAAACTTTTACCAACACCAGTTCCAGCCAAAGCAATATTAAGAGTTTTAGTAGGAAGGCCACCTTTAGTAATCTTGTTGAAGCATTCCAAATCAAATGGGATACGTTCTTCTTTTCTGTGATAAAATTCATATCGTTCATCGGAGTTCTCTAAGTAATCATGACCTACGGTTGTATCGAAACTGACGGCCAAAGCGTCCGATAATATAGTGGGAATTGCACCTTTGTCATGGCTTTTGTCCTTACCATCGAGAATTGAAATAGCCCGTAATACACCATTGTATATCGCCTTCTCTTGGCAAAACTTTTCGGTCTTGTCAACAAGCCATTGAATCTCGGCTTCTGCTGTGCGATTAACTTCAATTTCTTGGAGATAAGTTTGACAGTTTTTAACTTCGTCATCTGTAAGAGTGTTCTTTTCTTTGATGGCAATACCAATTGCCTCAATCGATGGTGAGCTATTGTAAGTTTCCGTGAATGATGTAATCTCATTAAAAATAGTCCTCTCGGTTCTGTCCGAGAAATAATCTGGTTTAATAAATGGTAAAACTTTTCTTAAATAGTCCTCATTATAAACCAGATTTTTCAGTATCGCTTGTTCCAACTTCATCAATTACTTCCTGTTCAATGTTACTACCCATAATTTCAACAAGTAAATCACCTAGGTAATTTTTAAACTTGTCATCTTTTTCCAATTTTCTTGGCTTATCTACTGTAGATTCTAACACATCATAAGCAAAAAGTAAATAGACCTGTTCATTTTCTTCTTTGAACTTTACCTTACCATATTTAAAAATGGTATCTTTGTATTCACCTTCAAGTAACCGAATGTGAACTGATGTACCATCATCTTTTGGGTAGATAAAACAATAATCAATTCCTTCAATCATTTTTCTACTCCGTTTGTGGTCTCCAACTCAAAAGCTTTATCAACAGTATCTTCTTGCATGATACTACCTGAAGCAATTTGATATGTGGTTTGTACATAATCTTGGAAAGATTTTTGTTTTAAAATTGGTAACCAGAATTCAGATGTATCAGTTTCTTTAATACGATATTTCTTATCTTCTATAACGCCATCAGAATCCACTTTTGAGTACCAACCAT